CCGATCCGCAGAAGTTCATCGCCGGATACCTGTACGGCCGCGAGACTCAGAACAAGGTCACGCTCGCGACCGATGAAGTGCTGCATTTCAAGCGACCGAACCCGGCCGACCTGTTCTACGGTCTAGGCAAGGTTGAAGCCGCCTGGGGCGCTGTCGATCTGAACGACGCATTCCACGAGATGGACCTTGCCTTTGCGGCGAACCACGCTCGGCCCGACTACCTCGCGACGATCAAGAACGAGGACGCGAGCGAGGACGCTATCGCCGAGTTCGAGCGTGCCGTCAATGAGCGACTTCGAGGTCCGGGCAAGGCCGGCAAGTTCATCGCTCTAACGGGGCAGGTAGACCTCAAGCCGATGGCGTTCCCTCCGAAGGATCTCGGCGGTCGCGACGAGATCGTCGAGGAGATCGCAGCGATCTTCGGCGTGCCTGTCTCGATGCTCAAGGCGAACGATCCCAACCTCGCAAGCGCATCTACCGGATTTGCGCAATGGCGTGAATCGACCATCCTCCCGCTGCTCCGTCTTGACGAAGAGACGCTGAACCAGAAGCTCCTCCCGATGTTCGGCCTACAGGACGAGGCCGTCCTCGCATACGACGATCCGGTTCCCTCGAACCGGGCGCTCGACTTGCAGGAGCATCAAGGCCTCATCTCGTCCGGCGTGCTGACGATCAACGAGGTTCGCGAGCTCCGCGGCTTCGATCCTCTCGACATTCCCGAGGCCGACGTTCCGATCGTTGGCGGGATGCCGCTCGGCAGCGGTCTCGATCTCGGCGGCGACCAGACGGTCGCGCCGGCGCAGGCCGCTCCCGAGACGGTTCCGCAAGCGACACCGCAGCCGGTCGCCACGGAGCCGAAGGCCGAGCCGCTCAACGGCGCCCAGATTCAAGCGGCGCAAGAGATCTTGCTTGGCATCACGGCCGGCTCGCTGGCTCCGCAGGCCGGAACGGCGCTCCTCGTGGCTGTCGGCCTGTCGCCGGAGCAGGCGGCTCGCATGGTCGCCGCTCAGGCGACGATACAGCCGTCCGACGTGCAGCCGGTTTCGGAGGCTATCGTCGCAGCGGAAACGCCGCAGGAGGCCGTAAAGGCGATTACGGCGGACGCTCCGGCCCGATACGCCGAGATCGACTTCACGCCGACCGAGGAGATGGCCGACGCGGCCGACCGCGGTCTCCGGCTTCGCGGCGAGTTCAACCGCGGCGGAACCGAGGTCGGCGTCGCTCGTGCGACGCAACTCAAGAACCGCGAGGTACTGTCGCCGGACACCGTTCGACGCATGGCGTCTTACTTCGCTAGGCACGCCGTAGACAAGCGGCCTGGCTGGGATGATCCGGCGAACCCTTCCGCCGGATTCATCGCGTGGCTGCTCTGGGGCGGCGACGCCGGCCGAGACTGGTCGGAGCGGATCGTCGAGCGGATGAACCGTGCCGACGATGCCGAAGACGGCACGAAGCAATCCGACGACTGCGTCTCGGAGAAGATCCGAACACTGATGGACGAAGGCTATCCGCAAGACCAGGCGATCTCGATCGCGATCGACTACTGCGAGAGCAAGGCCAAGGGATGCGGATGCACGCACGGAAAGACCGTCAAGCAGTCTGAAGACTGGGACGACGAAGGGTTCCACGTCAAGGCGACGCGGTACACGCCGCAAGAACTGAGACTCATCAAGCAACTCGAACGCCGGCTGCTCAACGTAGGACGTGAGCGAATCGCGGCGATGGTCAAGTTCCTTCTCGCGACGGATCTAGAAGGGCAGGACCTGATCGAACGCGCCATAGATCAGCTCGGCCCGGCAAAGTTCGCAGCCGACTTGCGAGATGCGGCACGGCCAGCGCTTCTCGATGTTGTCGAGGCTGGCGGCGCAAAGGGCGTCAAGATCGTAGAGGCCGAACTGCGAAAGGCCGGAAGGACTCCCGATCCTGTCTCGTTCGACTTCGTGAACGAGGACGTGCAGAAGTGGGTCAATCGCTCGACGACGAAGCTCGCTGACGGCGTCGGCGGAACTACGGTCACGCGTTGTCGCGATCTGCTCGGGAAGGGACTTGAGGAAGGCAAGACCATCGATCAACTCGCAGACGACATTGCCGAGCGCGGCTTTGACGCCAAGCGAGCACGAGTCATTGCGAGGACCGAGTCGGCACGTGCCTACGTTCAGGGACAGGTCGAGGCCTGGCGTCAGTCCGATGTCGTCGCCGGCAAGAAGTGGCTCGTTGCTCCTGGTGCCTGCGAGTTCTGCACGGCCATCGGTCGCGAGAGTCAGACGAAAGGAATCGACGACGCGTTCTATACAGTCGGCGACAGCGTGAGCGGCACGGAAGGCGGAACGTACCTCGTTGACTTCGAGAACGTCGTCGGTCCTCCGCTTCATCCGAACTGCACCTGCGACCTCATCACCGTTCTCAAGGACCGCCCAGAATGAACCGCAAAGACTTCAAGGCCGAAGGCGAGATCGTCGGCGGCATGTTCAAGGCGACCATCTCGACCGACAGCGTCGATCGTGATGGCGAGGTGATGGTGCCGGCCGGGATGAACGCGAAGGACTACGATCGCAATCCTGTCCTCCTCTGGAACCACGACACTTCGCAGCCGATCGGGCGTGCCGTATCGCTGAAGCGTGCCGATCGCGAGATCGTCGCCGACTTCGAGTTCGCAAAGAAGCCTGATGACTACGGCGGCGACTGGTTCCCTGACTACGTTCGCGGTCTCGTGCAGGCCAAGGTGCTGCGCGGAGTCTCGATCGGCTTCGTGCCGATGGAGGGCGGCGAGCGCATGGCGACGAAAGGCGACGTTGACAAGTACGGGCCTGACGTGCGACGCGTCTACTCAAAGTGGAAGCTCCTCGAAGTCTCGGTCGTGAGCGTGCCGGCGAATCAGGACGCACTCATCACGGCTGTCCAAAAGGGCTACGTGACGCGCACAGCGGCCGAGCGATTCGGTCGCGTTGACGTTCCGGCAAAGATCGAGCCGCAGCCTGTCAGGAAGTTCTCGATAGCGGTAAGCGTGCCGGCGATCGGACGCGAGATCGCTACGAGGATCGCGCGCGAGGAGATCGCGAAGGCACGCGGTCGCATCGTGCTATGATCGCGTAGCCTTGCCCGGACGAGTGGCTGAATGCCGGATCGGTGCGGCGGCGCTGAGTCGTCACATTCGCACCAACCGGGATTCACAATGAAAACCAAGTCCGTTTCCGAGGTCCAGGTCGATCTCCAGAAGATCGCCGACCAGAAGGGCGCTACTGGCTTTGCACAGGCCAAGGCGCTCTACCTCGAAGGCGTGCTCGTCACCGACGCGGACGGAAATCCGCTCGCGCCCGAGCAGATCGCCTACGAGGTCAAGCTCATGCCTGCCGCTGCCGAAGTCGCCGTCGAGGAGGACGCTGCCAAGCCGTCTGACGAGATGCCGATGCAGGACGCCGAGAAGGCCGTTCGCAACACCGTCCAGAAGACCATCGCCGCGGAGGTCAAGGCCGCCGCTGCACCGAGGATCACCATGCCCGACCAGATCAAGATCGACGGCCGCGCCCGTCACCTCAAGTCGGCCGAGGAAGCCTACCGCTTCGGCCGCTTCATCATGGCCGCTCGCGGCCACCGCAAGAGCCTCGACTGGTGCCAGTCGAACGGCATCGTCACCAAGGGTCACACCGAGAGCGTGAACAGCGCCGGCGGCTTCCTCGTCCCTGACGAGTTCGAGTCGTCGCTGATCTCGCTCCGCGAGCGCTACGGCGTCTTCCGCCGCAACGCGAAGAACGTCCCGATGTCGAGCGACACCAAGCGGAAGCCGCGTCGCAAGACCACGCTGACCGCCTACGCGGTCGGCGAGGCTGCCGCCGGGACCGAGTCGCAGCAGGTCTTGGACCAGGTGAACCTCGTCGCGCAGAAGTTCATGGTCCTGACGACCTTGAGCAACGAGCTCAACGAGGACGCCATCGTGAACCTCGGCGACGACATCGCGAACGAGATCGCGTACGCGTTCGCGCTCAAGGAGGACGAGTGCGGCTTCAACGGCGACGGCACCTCGACCTACAGCGGCATCGTCGGCGTCATTCCCGAGATCGAGGGCATCTCGTCGGCGGCTGGCATCGCCGATGTCGGAGTCACCTCGTATGCCGATTTCGAGGTTGCTGATCTCATGGCGCTCGTCGCCAAGCTGCCGGCCTACGCCGACTCGCCGAACTGCAAGTTCTACTGCTCGAAGGCGTTCTATCACGGAGCCGTTGAGCAGGCGGTCTATCGTTCCGGCGGCGTGACCGCTCGCGAGGTCAAGGAAGGATCTGCGACTCCGACTCTTCTCGGCTATCCGGTTGAGTTCGTCCAGGTCATGCGCAAGACCTATACCAACGACACCATCCAGCTGCTCTTCGGAGATCTGTCGCTGGCCGCCTACTTCGGCGACCGCCGGCAGACCTCGATCGCGTTCTCTGACTCGGCGCTCAACGCATTCGAGCAGGACGAGATCGCCGTCCGCGGGACCGAGCGGTTCGACATCAAGTGCGCCAACCTCGGCGACTCCACGGACGCCGGTCCGATCGTCGCTCTCAAGCTCTGATCTATCAGCCTTCTTCCCTCGGCGGAGTCCGGCTTCGGCCGGCTCCGCCTTGAAAGGACTT